CCAGTTCCTGACGATGCTCATTTAAATAATATTGAGTTTCAGCTTCTATGTTTTGATCCACATACTGACTTGCCATTTCATTTTGACTTAAAAAACTATCTGAGCCCAAAATTCCTTCTGAAGTGTCAGTAATCTCCTCAATCAAATTGTCTTCTGTATTGTTGTGTAAGTAATCTATGAGCTCTTGTTTGGTGACTTGCTCTTGATTAGAAAAACGCTTGTCAAAACCAGACCATATAAGCTCTTCTTCTTTTGCGCCTCGTTTAAGCAACATACTGCGCATCTGGTTATATGTACCTTTTTCTTGAGGCAATTCAGTTGCAGCTCGGAAACTTGGAGAATATTCTTGAATATATTTAGGGCGCGTTTCTAATGGTGGCCCCTGATTATGACCAACATTACCCAGGTTAGATCCAACAACTGGCATTTCTCCTGGTTGGTTCATTCTGCCAATGACTTGCTCATAAACATTTTCGCTAATGTCTCTCATGCCACCGCCAGTTAATGCCAACGATTCAGATAAATATCTGGCAGCATCTACCGCAGTCTTGCCCCCATACTTAGCCACAATAGCAGTTGGCACTGCAAAACCGGCAACATCCATGAAAGCACTGCCATAGTTGCCTTGCTGCATATTCTGAATAGAACTACCACTAGCCACAATTGGGCTAATCATATTATGTAATTGCTCATATGACTGTAACTGATCCCTGCCTCTGGGGCTCACAAACTGACTTAATGCACCCCCAATTTCCCCAAATAAATTATTTAAATTCTGACGCCGTTGTTGCCCGGCGTTCAAAAAATTAAACAAAGGATTGCTGTACCTGGGATCTTTTGCCCGTATGAAATCAAAAACATTACTCATTTTTTCTTAGGTGGCCTGCCTTTTTTACTGCCATATGTGCCCTTACCTTTTGGCATACAAATACTCCTTATGATTTACTAAAATCATACCATAGGGCAGGGTAGAGAGCCTAAATTCTATGCAATACCTTGCAAGTTTCTACGCAAGTCTCCACGCCAGTTCTGGAAGCTCCCAGACTGCGCTGTAGCTGCGTCAGATGCCATGCAAAGGCAAAATGCATCAGCTAAATCCGGGGAGCCCAAGCCACGCTTACGCATTTCATCCTTACTCTCTGCTTTCATCTTGCCACTAGACGTAAAACTATAACGCACAGACGTTAACTCAGATAATAGCTGATCATCTTTAGGAATTTTGCAACCACGCTCCTCCAAAAACGCTTTTGCCTTAAACCAAAGCTCAGAACGTAAATTCATGTAAGTATCACCCATTGATGGGCTCTCAGACACGTTTATGCCCCTCACAGGTAAGTCCAACTCGCGCAACCTGTCCACCACGCCGGAGCCGAGGCCTATTGAATCCACCAAAAGCTCAGAAGGCCTCTTGCTAGGGGGTAAAGCATTGTATTCTGCCACAACACGCCCGCAAGTCTGCATTAAATCCAAACCACGCCATGATCTGACTTCTGTAATTACTGAGCCCTGGCGCTTACATAACGCAGTTGCATCATTTCCAAACCGAGCCACATCCAAGCCCCAGACAATTTTGGAATCCTCATAAACTTCAACATCTCTATGCTGCGCTGACTCAACTAAATGAAATGGAATGATTGTGTTATCATCGGCCAATGGCCACTGCCCAAGAACCCTAACCCTAAACGCATTAGACTCCTCGCCGTAACGCAAACGCATCTCATCAACAAACTCATCACTCACCAATGGACTATCTATGCAACTCCAGGTCCGCGTCCACCAACTCTCCGCCATACGGTTATGACTCTCAAAAAACGTACCACTGGACCGCGTTGGGTTGGATAACATTAATGTCGTAGCACTATGCCCGGACATAGACCCGGCGGCTGCCTCGAATACCTGTTCTGGGACTCCTGATGCCTCATCCACAATCAACAACACATGGTCACTATGCACGCCTGCCAGTGCCTCCGGGGTCTCAGCGCGAGCCGTGCGGCACGAAATAAAAGCCTCACTAGGGGCACTCACAAGTTCTATTCTGTCAGACTTCACATTCAATAATTGCTGCAATTCCTTGGGCAACTCATTTACCCATCGACGACACTCTGCATACATTGCATCAAAAAGCTGAGAACTGGTTGGAGCCGTCACAACAACCTTGTTAGGAAAACGCAATAATAAAAACCAAAGCATCGCCCAGGAAGCTGTTGTACTCTTCCCGGTACCGTGCCCGGATTTTACACTCATCTTCCGAGTGCCTTTAGCTAACGCCTCCAGAAACTCACACTGATAATCAAATGGCTCTACACCAAGCATTTCCCTAACAAAACGCACTGGATCATCCGCATAAGCCTCNACAAACTCTTCAAAAAAATTTTCAGTCTTCATGATCAATAACCTTAGTGGAGTCCTGAACAAGCTTAGTCTTGCGCAAAGCATCCAAATGCATGTCACCNAGATTTAACGTAACAGACGTTTGATTGGCTCTAGCGCCATACCTTTTCTGATTCCAGGCAGACGCAATAAACCTATGCTGCGCCACTTCCTCACGCGCAATAGATACATCAATAGCACTAATCTCAGATTGCTTGCTCCCTGGGTCTGCATTCATGCGCTCGTTCTTGCGCTCCTGACGTAACCGACGCATTACCTCATTGCCCATCTCCGCATGCGCATCCGCAGCATCCTCACGCACTGCCTCAATAGCCTTGCCATAAGTCTCATGCTTGGTGAGCAACTGATGCAAATAACCACGATCCAAATCAAGATCCTTGGCAAGCTTCAAGATAGTACCACCAGATAATAAATACTGCTTGAGATAATCTTCACCGCCACGCTTATCAAGCTCTGTTAAAACGCGCTTCCTCTTAGGTCGACCTGCCATTTTTTTTCTCCTTAAAGTTAACTTAAAACAAACATGGGGTGGGGGGCAAAATTAGACGCAGACTGTGTGTGAGGTAGCACAAGCACTCCCCCGTCCTGTTGGAGGCCCCGGGGGGGGTTTTTTGCCATTTTCCGGAGCTTTTGGGCGACCCAAAGCACAACATCTTGTACCTGATCAGCATATCGATTTATGCAGTGCTTTGGGCACAGCATATCGACGTGATATTTAACATAATCCCTATTATGCGTATCTAATGCACATTTCCCTGGTAAAACTGCCCTCGCGTGCGCACGCGCGAGGCTGATGTATCTCCACCAGTGCTTCATGGTAAAAAGTGGCGCTTGTAAAATGTTGGATCTAATTGAGAAAAAGAAAGATTTACAAGCGCCAGAGTTAACGCCGTTCCGGGAGGGAGAAGGCGTCAAGCAGTGTAGATAGAAGCGAGATCTATCACCTATAAGGTTACTACAATTCACTGCATCAACCTAACTTACTCGTCATCTCTTTGCAGTCTGTAAGCAATTGCCAAGTAGTTCATCTGATCAAGGATACTATCTTCATGAAAGCCAGTGTGATCCATGCGTGCAGCTTTGAGTTCACCCATCAGGCGAGCTACATCAACCTCATCAATATCAGCGCGTAGCTTACCATTGAGCACAGAGCTCCAACGCTTTGCTATTGATTGATGAAGAGGGCGAGCATCACCATAGCTATCCTCTCTGTCTTGGATAATGTTATGGCATCTTTCAAATATTGTTTTGTATTTCATCTTTTGTCCTTGCTCTGTATCTTGCATAGCCTCGATCACTCACAACCTTCACATAGTCACGATCAATCAGGTATTGCATTTGGGTTATCATCTCTTGCTTTGCTTCATCCATTGCACCAGACAGATCATCCAGGCTCATGTCTCCCTGATCTCTGAGGAACGTNAGNATGTGCAATTCGTATCTTGTTAGTGGTTCTCTCCACNNACGCTTCTTCTTGTCATCTGGCAGAGCTGCCCGGAAGCCAAGTCTTGCNCGTTCTCTTTCAAACTTCATCATCTTATTCCTCAGATCATCCTCTTTCATCTTCAAGTTCCAACTTGCGATTGATGATGGCTTCACGTTGCCAATCATTCCAACTCTTCAACTGATGTTCCTTGAGATGTTTCTTTCTGTTAGCTATTCCTTCCAGTTCATCCAGAGTTGTGATTTCATCTAGGATCTTGAGGAAATCTTTTTCCTTCAGATCTGAATAATCTGGAGCTTTCCATGCTATCCTTTTGAGATCTTCTACAGTGATCATCTTAGCGTACCACTTCGCATGCGTAACAGTAACAACCCCTTAAGGGGTTTGTTACAGTCGTTACACCCTGCATTGCCATGTAACATTTGACGTAACAAAGCGTAACAAAGCGTAACACTTGCATTGTTTTATGTAATGCTTTGAGTAGGTTAGCTATTATGTGTTTTTGGTACACCATGTTACGTTTGCCTTATTTTGTGCTCATTGCGTAACAACCAGTAAAATCCGTCATTTATNGCCATTTCACCCTTCCCNANGAGCCCTTNAANTGCGCGNGAGTAGGACTGTCGNTNGTTGGTTGTTGACTTTTTNCCATAGTAGTGNTTGCGNAGATCATCATCTGAAATGATCCATCTTGTTCCACCTTCTGGCCATCCAGCACCGCTTGGACATTCCTTGCCAATCTTCTCACCTTGGAGTTGTGTGAAGCATTCAATGACAATCTTTTCATTTGGGTTGAGTTTAGTTCTGGCTTCTCTTTGGCGTTCTTCATCAACAGGTGTGATGTAGCAACTTGTTACCTCATCGCCATCCTCATCAATGCCAAGGGTGACTGTGTTGAGTTCGAATGCAAACTCATTATCAGATGCTATCTCACGTTGTTTGGTAGCTTTGGCAAAGCGGATCTTTGAGTGTTCATCTATTGCAAGTTCTATTTCTGTGTCAGTGGCAGCTCTGAGTGAACTGTGTCCTCTAGCACCATCATTAGCTTTACCTGAGTGATGCACTGTAAGGACTGTGCATTGCGCATGATCTCTGAGCATGTCACTGCATGATATATATGCGGTCATTGCTTCTGGTGCGTTTTCGTTTCCCCCGGCAAGGGCTCGCGATAATGTATCAATGATGATGAGTTGGATTTCTCCATATTGTTCTTTCACCATATCAATGAGGGTAAACAGTTTTGGTATATCTGCGTTGGGATCTAGTAGATTGATTGGGCAAGGGCGTATTGCTAATGGCACATCTTCATCACCATAATGATCTTGTATTGCTCTTGCTCTGTTTAGGTAGCCAGAACCTCCCTCTGCGGCCATATAGAGCACAACACCTTGTTTGACTCTGTGTTCATGCCAATCCCTTCCGGCAGCTACATGGTACGCCATATCAAGCGTGAAGAAGGATTTACCTACATTGGATTGCCCATAGACAACGCACATCTGTTCTTTGCCTAGCCATCCTTTAATGAGGTAATTGCTTTTGAGTACAGGTTGCGCGTCATTGATCCACACCAGCTCATCCATAATTGATTGGGGTGTGATGAGTTTAGCTAATCCAGAGGACACATGATCTAGCCCCAGAGATTGGTGGACATCGTTCCAATCTGTGTCCTTTGCTTTGGGCACTGCGTAAGGTTTACCAGTTTTCTTTGCAGCTTCCTGCCCACCGCCATTGGCATCATTATCAGATGCAATGAAGATATCTATTGAAGGCCACTCTAAAGCCAGAGCCTCACACACTGGAGCTAAATTCGATTTATCCAGGGCAAAGATAACAGGTTGCTCTTTGTTAAGCGCCATGTGGACGCTGACCGAAGTGGCCCATCCTTCTGCTATCCAGACTTTACCTGGATTAGTTGGGTTAAACTTTCCTACAACACCAAAGACTCCAGAGTCCTTCTTGAGCCCCTTATTGAAGCGTTTCTGCCCATCAGGTTTGATAGTCTGACTGCCTACTTGTTGTTGCTTAGTGTTGAACAGAGGTACAACTACATCAATTCCCTCTAGTGATGCGCCAATGAGCTCCACACCTTTTTTGGTATGGTATGGCGTGAGATCATCAAATTGTCCNGGCATTGCAGATTGTATGGGCACAACNTTGCTTTGTTGGTTTNNTAGNGGCCAACATCCGTCATGNTCNAGNANCTTNACAATATCTGTAAAGCTCTGGCATTGTCTGCATTGNAACTTGACTAANCCATCTGAGGATGGGTTNATCCAGAATCTTGTTGATGGCCAGTCATTGTGTCCGCACGAGGGGCATGCACCATGCCACTCGTTACCTTGTTTCTTTAGATCATAGCGCGTAATTATACGCTCTGACCATTCAGACCATGTTGCTTTGGGATAGTCATCCATCTCAAAACGGAATCTCATCATCAAAGTCTTGGGAAGCAGTTGGAACTTCTATTGATTGATCACCTAATATGACTGTCTCTGTTTTAGGCGCTTCAGTAGCAAATGGGCTAGGCGCTTCTGCTTTAGGTGTAGCTGCAAGATCCTCAAAGCCGTTTGATGGCACTAAATCAGAGAATTGATCTAATGGATTTGTTGTTTCTTTGCGCTCCATTTTGGGAGCCAGGTGCGTAATAAAGAAACCTTTAGGACGTATACCAACACCAGTACCACCAGAGAAAGAATAGGGATCTAGCATTACATTAACAAAAGCTTTTGATCCTGTAGTCAGTTCAAAATCATCAGGGTAAGGTACGCCACTCTTATCAACTTGAATGGGTTTTGTTTTAGGATCACCATAGCATGGTTGGCGCATCTTAATGATCCAACGCTCTATGCCCTCATCATTTTCATCTTTAGTCATAATGTGGCTTAGTGTGGAAACCTTGACTTGCTCTGTCATTCCAGAGCCATCATTTTTAGGCACTGATATTGCCCAAACCATGTCTTTTACTTTTGGACTTTCAGCAAAAGCTTGCTTCATAAGATTTGCTAATTCTTTAGCATCTTCATTACTTATGATTAGATTACATTCGTAACCACCTCTTTTATCAGTTTTATCAACTGCAATAGACAATCCCGGTTTATCTGGGTTGTTGGGGTTTACTGCATCTTTTTTGAACCAATAAGGCACGTTGATTTTTGGATATAGAACAGTTCCCTCTATTCTCCAATGTCCTTGATTATTTTTAGTTATCGCCATTTAGATATTCCTCGCTTTCTGGCATCCATTGTGGAAGTTCGTGTGTTGAAAACGCACCCCAGTTTGTTGGGTATTCCCCTGTTTCTTTTGCTTTAGCTATATCTATCAAGGCTCTGTTAACTAACATCTTTCCATAAGCTATGGCGTTGTCACTTAATGAGTGATAGTGAGCTGGATAGGGGTACGTTTTTGATACGGCCAGGAAGCCCCAATGTTCAACTTCCCAACCATTAGCTTCTGCTAGGAGAAGATAATGACCTGCCTGGATGTGATAGCCCCTTCGAAATAAATCTCGTGAGAACCCCATCGGGCTTGCGTCTTGGGCAGTTTTTACATCGCCCATCGCTTTTAATTCTTTTGAATATATGTCTGGTCTTGCCTTCAGCATTAAGCCAGTGCCATGCTCTGCAAAGAGAGATGCTTCACATATTTTGTCTTTTGCTTTTAGAAGTTTGGCACAAGCTGGATCATTATGTAGCCCACCAACTTTTTGCTCTTCTATCTCTACGCCATGCACCAGACCTTTGATCATGTCATAATCTTTTTGGGGCAGTAGCACTTTGCCTTGTTGCTTGCATTCTTCGTAATGCTCTTTAAATGCTTTTGTGGCTCTGGTTTTTTCTGTGCTTAAAACAACATTGCCTTTTTCTGGCTCTAAGCTTTCGCTATGGGTGGCAGTTCCAATGTCAGCAATTAGTTGGCTTATATCTGACTTTCCATATTGAGCATGGAAGGGTGAGTACAAAATCCATGACTTTAAGAAAGACGCAGAAATTGCTGTTGTTGAATGGTATTCTTCATTAGTTAATTCAGTATATATTCCCGGTTTCATTCTTTAGTACCTTGTAGTTGTATGAGTTTAATGGTTTGCCCAATGCGTTCTGCTATTTGGGGCACAATGGCATTTCCGAGCCCCTTTAATCTGGCAGCTCTTCCTTTGACGCTTGGTCCTGTTCTGGGGATTCCGGGAGGTTCGTCCACCCAGGTGGATAGCCCATCAACCATTCCACCCAATCTGCTGATAGGTGCATGTCCTCGTTGCTTGTTGCTGGCGTTGGCCACATCTCCACATCGTTGCAGAGATTCTTGTTGAAGCCCTCTGGATGATTGGGCGTTATAGTCGAACCTTTGTGATCCCTTGCTGTAGGGGTAGACCACATCTGAGGATTGAACACTGCTGCTGTCAGATTGTTCTGATGATCCTCTCTCCAGTTCTTTGTTGCCTTGTTGCTGTCTTGCACTGTTGGGGTAGGCCACATCGTTGTTGCTACTGCTTCCTCCAGATTCCCGTAATCCGACGCTCTCTGCGCTAGTTTTGGCGTTAGCTTCTGGTGCATCAGTTCGCTTGCTCTTGGCGTTGGCCANAGCTTCTTGTANGTTCTGTGATTTTTCAGAGTCTTGAGCCCCACCATTTNCTCTGCTTGCTTCATGGTGATCTCTCCCTCTTGAACCTTCTTCAACAGATTGGCTACTTGCCCCTCGGATGCGTGACCGTATCCCTTGGTTGTTGGCGTTGGCCACATTGTTGTTGCTACTGCTTCCTCCAGATTTCCGTAATCCGACGCCCTCTGCGCTAGTTTTGGGGTTAGCTTCTGGTGCATCAGTTCGCTTGCTCTTGGCGTTGGCCAAAGCTTCTTGTAAGTCCTGTGATTTTTTAGAGTCTTGAGCCCCACCATTTGCTCTGCTTCCTTCATGGTGATCTCTCCCTCTTGAACCTTCTTCAAGAGATTGGCTACTTGCCCCTCTGATGCGTGACCGTATCCCTTTGTTGTTGGCGTTGGCCACATCTCCACTGCTCTGTTCAGTGTTACTTGAACGTGTTGCCCTGTCTCTGGATTGTAGGCTCTCTCGTTTGGCTTTGGTTTGTTCCCTTCCTTGTCTGTCAGAGTATTCAGAAACTCTCCTGCTCCTGCTGTGCTTGCTGTTGGCGTTGGCCACATCTGTGGATTGTCCTTCTGGACTACTTGATCCCTCAGATTGGAAGAGATCTGTCTGCGTCCATTCTGGCTCTCTTTGTATGACCCTGAGATCCCTGGGGGCAGATGCTCCATTGTCGTTGCGGTTGCCCACAATCCAGAGTCGCATTCTTCTGTGGGGAGCGTCGACGGATACAGCTCCAATATGAAATGTTTGGACTGAGTAATTGGCTTTGTCTGCCAAGTCAGAGAGCACTTCGTTGAGCCCCAAAGTGATGTGCCCACTAACATTTTCGAAAGCAATCCAATCTGGTCTGACTTGCTGAATAATTGAAAATATTTCTGGCCAGATATGTCGCTCATCTTCAAACCCTCTTCTCTGACCTGCTGCGCTGAACGGTTGGCAAGGATATCCAGCTGTGAGGATTGATTGTCTTCCGTTGATGGCGTTGATGATTTGTCCTGGGTCATTTGCAAGCTCCTTTACATCTTCAGCAATTGGAACGTCTGGCCAATGCTTCTTTAAAATCTGTCTGCTCCAAGGCTCTATGTCACAGAATAAAACTGGCTTACTTAGCCCGGCGCGTTCAAACCCAAGTGCAAAACCACCAATGCCAGAGCAAAGATCTACATGCGCCAACATTATTCTGACTCCTTGTCTTTGAGCATTTTGACTAGCGCCACACAGTTCTGCACACGTTGATGCGCAGTTGGACGGGAAGGGGGTCTTTGCAGATCCTTCTCCAGTATCTCCAAGTTATGCTCTAATAGATTTATGATCTGACCAGGCTCAGTCATTCGAAGTGCCTTGCCTGATACGCCATCAAAAGAGCTTCTGCCCGATGCTCATCTTTCTTGCGTCTGAGTTGTTCTGTAAGTTGTGGGAAGGTGCGCATTGCTATGCGTCTGGCAGCATCCTTATCTGAAGGTACTGATGCAGACTTTTTCCACTGCGCCGGGGTAATCTCTTTATACTTTAGTTGGAGCATACTTAGAGCCCCAACAATCTGCCCATATCCCATGCCTAATTTAAATGAGGAAGCAACGCCTTGCATTGGGCGTGAGCTTTGTTTCTCCACCAAGACATAATTAACAGGTACACTTTCAAGGATGTGCTTTAACTCTAATGTGTTGACGCCACCCTCGCTCCAAACTGGCAAATCATGCACTTCTGCCCAATCACCTTGCACTAGAGCAACGGCCCCAGTTCTATATCCTGGATCTATTCCAACGTATGTTCTGGGGCTCACTGCTTCTGCTCGCTTTCTTGTTTTTGAGCTTCCTGACAGATGCGCTCAAACTGTTTCCCAAGAGTTCTTCCCTCTTGCTTTGCCTGTTCTCTGAGCCAGATTTCATACTTTTTATTTATGCGCACAAACAGCGCAACGCTTTGATTATCCATATAAAATTAGTCTCGCTTAAAATTATTTTAAAATTAATCGTACATTGTACTTGTATAATATGATATCAATTGCTATCTAAAGTTAAGTGAACAGTAATAGAACAGTAATAGAATGGGATCGATATGCATGAATGTATAAAAAAACTGTCGTTAAAACAGAACGAAATTAGCTTACTGATAAAAGCATTAAATAAATACTCACATTCTATATGTGATGAGAAAACTGGACAACCAGATTTAGAATCCAACAATCTTACTGAACAAGATTTGTCTGATTTAATAACTCTTAAAAAATTATTAGATGGCGTTCACAAACTGCCACTCCACACAACTTTGGGTGATGTAATAAAAGAACAAGATGAATATTGGAAAAATCAATACAGAATAAGGAATGCAAAATAATGACTAAGGTAATAACATTTAGAAAAGTCTTTGTTGAAAATTTATTAGACATGGATGACAACAGAGTTTCTGGATATGTCTATCTTACTGAAGGGCAAGAAAAGCCAAAAGGTGATGATTGGTTAGATCACTATCTGCACATTGTTAAAAATGATTATAAGCATAAGCATTATGGCAATAAAGATTATATGCTTTTTGTGGATAGAAGTGAATATTCTAGCAATGATGTTTCAGAACTTGAGAAGTATTTATTTGATTGGGCAGAAGGTGAGTACCATGAGGGTGAATATATAATTATTGAACCCACACAAGAGAGAAGCATTCATAATCAGTTTCCAGAATTTGATGATAAGGAAGGTTTCACAAAGCTTCTTATGGGATTAGCCAATTATGACTTTGTTGATGAGTGTTGGCACAATGAAGCTATGCCTCATGTATGCAAGATGATGCCTACAACAAAATATCCAGAAAGAGCATTACGCATTTGGATGGATTGGAAAGATCAAAAGTTTAGTGAATTCTATGGAGACGCTAAAGAAGGTAAGACTTACTTTAGATTTAATGTTCATCTGTGTGGTGAATATGGTGATCATGACACTACAGAATTCAATAAAGATTTTGAGACAATGGAAGAAGTCTTAAAGTTTGTTAAAGAATATTTTGCCATCCTAGATAAGTATAATTTGGGAGAAGAATAATGGAGTTTAGTAAACCATCAGTTAAAGCGTTAAGAGAGCGTTTGGAAGGTAGTATGTTTGGCAACTCATTGATCAAACCAATCTTGGAAGAACTTGTCTTAAATGCCTCATTAGGAAATGCCAAGTTTGATGGTGATAGAGTTACAT